GGTCTCGCCGCTTGGCTCTAATGTAGGCTGTTTTCAATAGATTTCTTAGGGGGGATAGCAGGGCTATTTCTTTAATTGTTTCTGTTTAATTGAGCGAACAATAGCGGAAACACGCATTGAGTTCACTTCGTCTTCTGGACGCATAAACTTGGAAGGCTCTAGTCCTAATTGTCTGAGCAGAGTCCTGCACTTATGACTCACCGCACTGCGAGTAAGTTTGTGACGCTTTGCTAACTCCGACATTCGTGGTGGGTTTCCCTCACCGATGACTAAGCGTATGATGTCTGCCCTTAGCCTCATCTCTGAGTCTGTTGAGTGATCCAGTCCGTCCAGCAAGAAGTGGATAACGGAACGCAACCGGAGAGAGGCAAGGTTAAGTGATTGAAGCAGCTGTGAGTCTATGTCCTCCAGTGCTTGCACTTGGTCAGGAACGCTGGGCGTTTTGTCCTGCACGTCAGCCTCAGTCATAAACGCTCCACGTCTGCGATTGTCTCCGTCTTGGAACGATTGCTCTGCCATATTGTAATCCACTGGAGTGTCGTCTGATACAGTCCTAAGTGGCTCAGCGTCCGCTGGTTGCTCTGCTCGGAAAGCACCGGAAGAAATAAGTCTTTTCTTTTCTTCTTTGGTGAGTTTATCCCACCACTTTTTATACTCTTTGCCTAGAAAGTTTTGCAAGGTGCGCACATTGTCGCGACTTCCAAACCTTTTGCAAACTTAGGCAATTAGGCTAAGGTTTTTCCAGAGTCCATCGTCTAGGCGAAACTCAACAAACTTATGCCTAATCATTAGCCTAAAGATTGAAGCAGGACTGCGAGTGTCGTCCGCAGACATACGCAATTTAATCCGCTCAGTAATTTCTTCCTTGGTGAAGAAACTAGGCTGAGTCTTAAGCCAATCACATATCCAATCACGATTGGCTTGGTGTTGTTTCTCGACAGCTGCACGTCCGACCTTGGCAACTTTTAGCATATGATCACGGTTGGCTTCCCACATTTCTTTATACCTTAATTTCGTTTTAATTCTCAGGTGAGTTGGAACGTATCTTTTCTTTTTAGGTTTCATTTTAGTTATTAGTTTCCGGGTTAAAGTTTATATTTAAATGCCTCTGTATTTCCCAAGCCTAGGCTGGGGGCAGTAAGCCCCCCAAAGCCGTAGGCGTCAACTGTATGGCTTTCCCCGAAGGGGAAGCCACAGTTGCAACGATTGTCTATTAGATTGTCCATTAGATTGTCTATTAGATTGTCATCGTTTTTGGCGATTTGGCGTCACAGAGGCTTCTTCTAGGCGTTTTGGTTATTAGGGGGTAGGGTGGCTTAGGTTATAGCCCGAAACCCCCACCAGAAGCCAAACCAGACCCCTTTATTGGGTGCTTGGCTGGTTGGGCTTGGTCGCCCTGCCCTTCCTGCTCTGGGCTGAGGCTTCTCTCCCACTTGATTATGCCCCGAACTGGGGAGTGGCGTATATAGATTTCCCCAGCCCAGTTTCCGTGCAGGTCTTTAAGGTCTGAGCGTGATCTGCGTTTAGTCAGCCCGAACTTATAAATGGGCAGGTCGCCTTGGCAACGTGCCAGCACCGCAACCTCTCTGAAGTAATTTGTGAGTTCAGAAGAACCTAGTCCGCTATACGCTAGGTCTGCAATCGTCTGCCCTTCCTTGTCAGACTTAGAGCGTGGCTTTCCGGTGTGGTGCATAGCCACAAGGATTACGCCAGTCTCGTTTAAGATTGGCTGAATGATGTGTCGCAGAAAGTGAGAGGCTTCTTTCTGGTCGGTGATGTCGATACCTGCGAAAGCCAGAAGTGGGTCAACGAACACGATGTCCGCTTCGTGCGTCTTAACCAAAGTGCGCAGTAATTTGCCAAAGGCTTCACCTGTCGCAACTGCTTCACGATAGATAAAAAGTCTGTCCTTCAGTTCTTCTATTTCTGAGACATTGAGGAACAAGCCCTGCACCAAGTCTTGAAGGCTTTCCGCAACGTCACCTAGGTCATTCTCCGCCTGTATGCAAATCGTCCGCAAAGGCTTGGTGGCTTTAATGCCAAAAAAGTCGCGACTTATGCACCAGTTGATTGCAGCTGTGTTCATTAAGGCTGACTTGCCTGTTCCCGATTGTCCCACGATTAGAAGGCTTGAGCCTTTCGTGAGCCAGCGGTTTCCGATCACGTTGGCTGGGTCAGCCTTGCGGTCAAAAGAAAGCAGTTCTTCCACAGTCATCTTTTGGGGCAGAGCCTCACGCCTGTCCGATTGGATAGACTCAATAGCCTGTAGCCCCATTGTAGCCACAGCCAGAGGGTCAGCGTGTTCGTCATTTGCCAGAGCGTCCACTTGTCGGGCGACCTCTGATAGTTTCCGCAACTGAGCAGTCTGTTTGATACCCTTCTCCCAACCGGGATTAAGCAGAGAGAAACCGACCTGCGAAACGCAGTCAGAAATATAAAAAGCCTCAACTGGGCTGTTGAGTTTTTTAAGCCTTAAGAAGACTGAGTCCTCTTGAGCCAGTGATCCTTCTGCCCAGAGGGAAGTGATAGCCTGTGCAATGTCTTGGTGCTTAGGCTCAAAGAAGTCGCTAGGCTTAAGCAGCTGTGGCAGAGGCAAGGCGTCACGCATTAGGACGCCCAGCAGGTATTTCTCAGCCTCTATTGTATTAGGTGGTAGGTTCATTGTTTTATTTAGGGTTGGAAACTTCTGTATCTCAAACCCCTTAGGCTGGGACAAGCCTTACTTCTGGTGCCACTCAGAGTTGCGGTATTTCAAGGGTTTCCAGCCGTAGAAATCTTTTAGGTTGTGCTGGCACGTGGGCTGTTTTTGCTCAAAGCCTCCGTGGAAATATGAAGTGACCACAACTCTAATTTCTAGGTTTTTCTTTTTAGCGTAATGAGCCACAGCGTCTGGACTAACTCCAAAGTGCTTGGCAATTTCTTTGCGAGTAAGCCACTGGTCATCTTCAGCTGCACGTGATCCATATGAGGCAAGCAGTTGCCTAATTTGTTCCGGTGTCCTGCTTTCCGTTTCCATTAGATTAAATTAAAACCTTCTGAGTAAATGAACTTACCAGCAAAGCGGTGAGCAGTCCAAACCTTGCAAAGCCCAGTGTTGTTTTCAATCACTCCGTGCGTCCAACCATTAGCCCAGCGTGTCGTGGCTGGGCGAGTGAGAGCGTAGTCTGCCAAGTTAATGTCCATTAGGCACATTGACGAAACGCCAACGATTGCGTCCTCTAGGTGCGGTATGGTCACCATATGAAAGTCGTGAGTATGTCCGTGAATAACAACGTCACCGGGTCGTCCGCAGATTTGTGCCATAGTGCGTGTGGCATTTGTTCCAGCTGCAAAGCCGTGAGTGGTCACCAACTTTCCTTTTCTATTTAATCCGACAGCCTTGGCGTCCGAACCGCGCACTGAATAGTTGTGAACTTCTTTGCAGTCAATTGCGGTGAGTTGGTCAAACAATCGGACGCAGACGTTATTAGCACACTCTGCCCGATCACCGTTGTAAGACTCCCTTTGCTCTAAGGCTCGCTTGTCGTGATTGCCTAAGTGAAATACTTGAGGCTTGAGCATACGGAGAAACTCTAACCCGGCGTCCACGTCTTTGTTCGTGCCTTGCGATTGGTCGTCTTGGCTTGCACCTGTTCGCCACGCACCAAGGTCTAGCAAATCACCAAGGTGAACACGTATGCCAGGGTTTTCTTTAATTAGAAAAGCGTCAAAGGCGTCCAGAGCAGACTTGTCCACTAAGTCTCCGTGGTTATCACCAACGCATACGAAAGTTTCGTAAGGCTTGGTGTTTATATTCGGGACGTTGAACTTTGGGCTACGCATAAAAGAAAGGTTCTTCGTCTTCAACCGCTGGGCTTAGGAGCGTATAATACGCACAACCTTGGGTCTTTGCATAAGTTGTTTTCTTTGGGAACTTAATTCCAAAGTGATCAGCGATTGTCTGAGTGTCTTTTACTTTCCACTTAAACATCTTTGCAGTGTCGCGTATGTCAATGCCTAGCCTTGCAGCTTCTTTTAATTGTGCGAACCCTCCGTCAAATCCCCTAGAGGCTTCTAGGCTCTTACCGGGTTCTCTAATCGGGCAGGAAAGAAGAAACTCTGCACGTTCAATAGAAAGGTTAAGCAATTTGATACGCTCTAAAAGACTTAGCGGGTAAGTCTCTTTGTTATTATAGCAGACCATTGTCAGAGATTTAAAGTCCTAGCAAAGTGCGCACCTTGTTTTAAAACTGCTTCAGAATTGTTAGGGGAGAAATAGAACTCATAGTCCCACGTCATCTCTCTCTTAATTTCTGCAATCGACTTGGCTTCTTCTTCGTTGGCTGGGTGCAAGCCTAGCGTTTCAATATACACTGTGATCACCTTGAAGTCTGGCATTACTTCTTTGGCTCTCCGGTATTCGTTTAAATAACGCCAGTCGGTCACGATTACATTTGCACCGACATTCTCAATCGCAGTCGGGAAGTTTGAACGCCTTAAGGCTAAGTCCACCCATACGTCTGGGTCTATCGAACGCATAGCAACGCCCAAGTGAACCAGAGCGTCCCTGTTCTTTACTTTAAAGTTATCATTAAAGAAAGTGTCCTTAAGACTATGTCGTAAGTTTGCTAAGCCCAGAACTTCGTCACCAATCTCTTTAAGTTGGTCTGCGAACGCTACCAGAAAAGTGAAGTCTGAGTTTTTTAAATTAGTCGCCAGCATACCAGCTGCAAAGGTATCCTTTCCAGCACGTGAGTAACCGGAAATAAGAACAAGCGTCTTGTTCATATTAGAAGGGTGGGGCTTCGGTGGTTTCTGGGGCTTGCTCTGCACCAGCCTCTCCGTTGCCTACGATTGACGTGATCTTAGCAAACTTGTATTTGAATTGAGGCTGACCATTCCAAGGCGTGTCTGGGGTCACTTCCACCTGCACTTCAGCGGTGCAGTTTTCCGCCTGTTGCAGAAAAGCGTAGAACTCTTGAACCGTCATTCCTTCTTTGGGCGGTGAAATATATTTGTTAGTGAACTTGCCAACCATTGTAGCCAAAGACTTTGGGTATTGGGACGTATAGCGTTTGTTCAGATTGTTCCCAAGGTTATCCACAAACCAAAGAGTCACAGAGTGAATACCCTCTGCGTTGGTTTTAAACTTTTCAGTTTTAATTGTGGTGAGCCTTAAATTGAAACTACCGCTTTCAGTAATCTTTTTAAGGGGTGGGCGTGTGTTATTTGGTGTGGTCATAGGATTAGGAATGAAGGTATTTCCAAGCTGCTAAGAGCAAAACAATCCGGTAGGCTAAAACACAGCCACCGATGAATAGCCCAACAATAACTTTGGCGATTTCTTTTATAGTTTCGTCAGTCATATTAAGCAAAGTTGATAGGTGCAGCTGAGAGGCTGGGTGGGTTAGTTAATGTGATCACTTGGACTTCCGTAGGATAGCCACACCAGTTATTAGTCTCCGTGGCTTGAATGTAAAGTTTTAAAGCACGCTTGTAATCTAAGAAGGCTTTATACATAAACTCAGCGTCTAGTTCAAAGATACCGCCAGCGTTGGGTAGGTCTTTCTCAATTGCGATAAACCGGAAGCCCTTAGGTTTCTCCCCAGTGGCTAGTTCATACAGTCGTGAATAGACGAACGCTTGCAAGTAGTAGCGATACATTAAGGCTGTTTTCTTAAATCCATAAACAGAAGCGTCTTCTGTTGTTTTGATGTCGTAGAGAAACCCATCGTCACCAATTGCGTCAATGGAACACTTTAAAGGAACTGAATGGTCAACAGCGGTCACTGCGACTTCGGTGCGCACGAATTGAACGCCTAGGCTAGACTTCAACCCTTCAGCTGCACTGGCGACTCGCACGATCACTTCGTGTTCCTCTAGGTCAACGACTTGCTCACTTGGCTTTAATGTCGCGACAAAGTCAGCGTAGACTTGTTTGCCTTCCTTGGTTCGTTTGTCACAGGCTGGGGCTGGCTTAAAGTTCTGCCAAAGTTCCGGTTGAAGGACTGCAAGGTGAACAAGCGTTCCAATACGGAGAGCCTTGGTTTCTACATTCTCACGTTTTAAATAAGTCTGATAGTGAAGGGGACTCTTAAGAAGTTCCTTCATACCTGAATAGTTTAAGGCGTTGATGTTTTCGTATTCTTGACGTGTGGCGTTTGGTTTAATCATTGGCGTGGTGGGTAAATTAGATGGTTTGCTTTAGGTCAAATAGGGTAATGAATAGAAACCCCTGCCGTCCTTTCGGGTTCGGTTCTTCCGTGGCAAACCAAAGTGTTAAAGTTCATCGTCCTCCGTGGACGTTTCGACTGCGTGTGAGATTTCTTTAACAGCTGCTAAGGCTTCGTCCGCTTGGGCTTCTAATCTTTCTAAATTATTTCTTACGCTTCTGAGGCTCACGACGATTGCGTGGACTCTGTCGTGAAGTGCTTTAACTTGGTAGGCTTCTTCAATAACCGGAAACATAGCGTCAAGTTTTACAAGTTCGTTTCTAGAAGTTTGTATTGCAGACTCAGTTATCATTAAATCTGTCTTAGCAACTTCGAGGTCAAAGAACCAGTCCAACCTATTTAAGTTTCCGTTTAAATCGTCTTTAAGTTTTTTAAGATACGCTTGGTTAGGTGTCATAATTCAGTTATCTCCGTTTTCTCTTTGACGTAAAGTCTATAATTAGACCTTGCCAGGGTTTCCATATTACGATCACCCCAAGCCTCCAGTTTCTTTTTAAAGTTCTTAAGAAACTTGTCAGAGACTTCCAGATAAGGTCGTCCGTCCAGCCAAAGGATTAAAGCGTGAGGGTGCGGACAATCGTCAGCCTTTCTAATTACTGCTAGGGGTATGTCTGTCATTCTACAGTGGGAGAGTTGAGGTTAATGGTTTTGTATTCTAGTTTCTTTTTTACCCAGCCTATAAAGTGCGCACCTTTCAATTGCTTAGGGTGCAGAGCCTTTTTAAACTTCCACATTTCTTCAAAGTAAGAGTCCAAGTCCCAGACGCAGAACTCAGCGTTCTCAACCTTGCCGTTCTTAATAACCCAGAAGGCGTAAGAGTCTTTAGGCATACGTGCAGCTTGGGCTAGAATTGCGTCTGGTGGCTTAGGCATTATACGCTGGACTGAGATTTAAAAAGTTCAGTTAAGTGCAAGACAGTGTGCTTAAGTTGCAGGTTTTCTTCTTCTAGTTTTTTTACTTTGGCTTCTAACTGCTCTATAACAATTGCGTCTCTTAAGGCTTTGTTGTAATTGTTCACCATATGGAACGCTTTAGTTAAGTCTGCGTTGTAATCTGGTTCGCTCATTTCTTTAATAGGTTAGGTTGGGTTATTGTTTGCGGTTTGAAAGCCGGTGCAGCTGTGGGTGTCGCGACTAATGGCTTTGGCTGGAATGTATTTGCGGTGATCCCAGAGGCTATGTTGCCGTCATCGTCTAAGTCCACAGAGATACCGCAGGCGGTCTGAATAGATTGACGCTTGATGTAAGTGATTGAACCGCCAATCTGCTGGGCAGTTAAGTTTTCAGACTTAACCATCAGTTTGCCAAATTGGAAAGCCTGTCCAGAGGCGTGAAGAAAAGAAGTCTCTACGCCAATCTTTCCGTCATCGGAAACTAGCGTCTGGATTAAAGCCAGATTGTATTTGTGAAGCACTGGCTTAATGGCTTCTAACAAAGCGTCCAGTGAAACGTAGCGTGCTTTAAACGCCGGGTTAATCTTATTTGCTTTGACGTTCTCAAACTCCGCTAGGGCGTTGATTAAGTCTTTAGTGGCTGTGGTTTCTTTTGTCATAAGCGTGGGTTGTTAAAAGTTATTTCTTCGTGAGGCGGTTAAGGTCGTCAATTAGTTCTGGCTTGGCTTCCTTTTTAATTGTGACGCTGAAATAAGTCTTACCGTTTTTCACGCTAGGCGTGAGTAATCGGGCGACATATTTGTCCGCTATAATAACGTAGGAAGTGTTTGGTATCACTTTAATTTCTGCGTTGGCTGGTATTTCGATTAGGGGTTTCTTCATAAGAGTTAGTCCTTTCTAGTGTGCCTTAGCCCCACGTCAAGTAAAAGTAATGCGTCAGCGTTCCAGAGGGTCACTTTAATCTGAGGGAACAGGCTCTGGGCGTGATCCTTTAGGCGGTTCTTCCACTGGGTCGTGGTCTGCTTTGCCTTAGCCCCAAGGATAGGGTGTTCCTTCTGCCAAGCCTTAGGCGACAGGACGGTGGTCTTGTATCCGATTGCCACAGCTGCACCCCAAAGGACTCCAGTGTTTAGCATAAGTTTTCCAATAGCAGAACCGGGAATGTTTCGCCCAGTGAATAGCGGGGGCAGTTCTAGATACAATTCGTGCGCACCTTCGTGCAGTTTGTATATCATTAATAGAAGGCTAGTCACTTGCTCTGGCGTCTCAGGCATTTTAATTGTCGCGACTTCTCCGGTGTTCAAATCTTTCCAGACCACGCCACCATTAACTCCAGGGTCTATGGCAACCGTGATCATCGGTTAATTAAATTGTGAACTCTCTGCACGTAATCTTTTTTACTTGGGCTGGCGTTCCGATAGTTAAAGTTAATCCTAGAAGCGTAGCCCCAACCGCAGTGCCAAACCAAAGCCAGTTGTTCTGGGCTAGGCTCTGCTATTCCCCTAGCCTTAAACCTGCCCCTAGTAGCCCTTAGAAACGCCTCTGCAACGGCGTCTTGAGCCTCTGGACGCCTCCATTGGCTAAACCCATAGGAAACCTTGCCTTCCCTTTTTAACTGGGCTGAGCCTTCTGTCCACGCTGGGCGGTGCAACTGATACCTGCCCTTTGCTTTTCCGTGGTCACCTTGGACTTGGTAGTCATTTAAATAACTCCCAGTCTCCACAGCTGCGATTGCCTCCAACAACAAGTTATCGTTGGAAGCCTTACTTTCAGAAATAGAAAGCAGACCGCCAACGATAACGGAAAGGATTAACTGGGTCGTCTTGCTCGCCACGTCCCCATTATAGCACACTTGCCTTCTGGGGGGATATAAGATGAAGCCAGCACCAGACTGCCACCCTCTAGGCTCACGCTAAGCCAGACGTCCGTTGCACCGCTGGCTTCTAGTTTGGCTTTATATTCTGGTAGCAGTTTTTCCTTAGCCCTAGCCACTGCGAACTTTCCGATCACGTCACCGAACACAACCCGGTCATTTAAGTAATAAACTTCCCAGAGTAAGCAGTTCATTGTGCAGTCAATTTCTTCTAGGTTAGTCATTGGGCTGTTCTGTTAATTGTTTATGATAGGTTAATTTCTGAACCTTAACTATGAGCCTGTGGCGGTCAAGTTTCAGAGCCTCTAAGTCCTGCTCTAAAATCCTCTGGGAAGCCTCTAGGCTTTCAATGTAGGCTTGCAAGGCTCGCACCGCTCTAAAGAGCCTTACAGCCATAGCCCAAGGGTTGAGAAACCAGAACCGTGGGAGAACCTGCGTGAATATATTTAGTCGCGACATATTAGGCGTTCTCCGTTTTGAGTGCAAAGTGATAGGTAAGCCAGAGGGCGTGTTCGTCATTTGGCATACGCACCAATTTGCAGTCGTCCGCATTTAGGTTCTGGTAGGCTTGGTAAAGAAACTTGCTGGCACGTTCACGTATCTCAATTGAACCATACCAACTAACGCAGTATTCCCAATATATAATACCGTGGGCGTATCTATTAAAACGAAACCCGGTGTTACTTGAACTGGCAGTTTCAATTAAGCCACGTGCTATAAGTTCAACTGGATAGTTCTTAAACCAGCCCCATAACTTCTTAAGTTCTCTGGTCTGACGGCGCACTTTGTTGATGTCTGCTTTCCAATTGACCAAAGTCTGCGGGTCAAATGGATCACCGTAATCTTCAAAACGGATACGGACGTTAGCCTTAGAAAAGACGTAGCGTTTAAAGGCTTCGACTATTTGTGCAGCTGTGGGGGTTGCTGTTATTTCTTTTGTGTTTTTCATTTGGGTTATTGGGTTAGGGTGAAATTACTTAGAGCGGTCAGCCCACTCTTTCTCTTGGCGTTCTAGGGCTTTCTTTACCTTGGCGTAGAAGGCTTTGTTCCACTTCATCTTATTAGGACTAATAAAATCGTAGCACTCATAGCACCAGCCAGCAAAGGACACTTCGATTTCGTTGTCGTCCTCAAACAATATGAACCAGAGGTTCTCATATTGGGCACAGCGTTTAACAGGCTGGTAGATACCTCTGTTGCCTAGGTATTGTTCGCATTGTTGTTTTATTTTACTCATTTTGGTTATTTGGTTATTGGTTTAGGGTGAAGGGTTAGTCGCAGTATGATAATAGCAAGCCAGCCAATATAATGGCGGTTGGAAGGATCACTGCGTCTGCAAATAGGTCGTAGGACATAAGAGTTTCCGGTTGGTTGTTATTCGTGGTCAGAGCAGCTGTTGAACTCGTCTTCAGTCTGGGGGTTTTCATTTCCAACATTTCCAATGTAGCGTTCTCCAGCCACTTCCAGTGCTTCGTCAATTGAAGTCATAACTTCTGAATTGGCACGTTGGTAAAGTCGCAGAGCGTGGGCTTCTTCAAACTCAAAGGCTCTCAAATGGTGCGCGATTTCGTCATCGTGGTCTTTGCAGATAGCCTCAGAGAAACTTCTGAGTGCCAGCATAACGTGCTTGTTCGTAATCCACAGAAGGTATGGAGTTTCTTCTGTGCGTGAGTTTCTTCTCAGTAATTTAACTGCGTCACGCAAAGGCTGGCGTCCGATTTGAGTCGAACACTGAGCCAGCGTATTTAACGCTGTTATAATTTCTGAGGCTGTTGGGATTTCTGGGTTGTTCATTGTTTTATTGGGTTGAGGGTGAAGTGATCGGATTAGAGAGTTCCGGTGAAGGGTTGAACTTTTCCGTCCGCTAGTGCTTTGTTAAGCCATAGGGAAAGAATGTGAGCGTTCGTGTTCATCGACACTTTGTTGCCGTATAAGTGGTTAATCACGTAAGCTGCACGTCCTGCCCAAATAAGTTCGTTAGCCTTTCTGCGTGTCTTTCTGTCATAAACTTTCTGGTATAGTGCCAGCAGTTCTGCAACTGCGTGAGAAAGAACTTCTGGTGAGTTTCCTTCTGGTGAGTTAAGGGTGTATTTGAATGGTGAGTGCTTTGAGTTTTGTTTCATATTAGTATTGGGTTGAGGCGTAAAGTCTCCCAGACCCTAGCCTCCGTTCAATAGAAAAGACAGCAAAGGCGTTCTAGGCGTAAAACAATGTTTTACCCTTTTTACTCCGTTTTAGACTTCCGTAAATAGCCCTAGGAAGCCTTAGCAGGTTTAAGCCTTAGCCTTAGCCCTAGGCAAATAAGCACCCCTAGGTTTCCTATCCCCAGAGCCAAACCGAAGTCGCGACAACTTTTCAGACCGATCACTGCGGTGTTCACGTTTGTTTCTAAAGCTGCACTGTCTGATTTAATGCCGTCCGCAGTTATCAAAAGTGCGCACGCTTGAGTGTTCTGGAACGTATCCAAAACGAACGTGCAAATGTATGAGCAGATTAAAGCGGTCAAAAGAGAACACAAAGCCAGTGCCAAAACAACCAGCAGAAGGTTGTGATCACTTCCGGGTTTTTGTTTTTCTTTTCTTTGCATTAGTCGTATCCAGTTCTTTCTGACCTCTGGCTTTCAGGTATTTAATTAAGAAGTCGCAGACCTCCGGTGTTGCGTAGCCACATATCCCAATCACGCACAAGCGTAGTGACTCACTTTGTATCTGGTCTTTGATACCGAACCCAACCAGCACTGCAGTGATTGAAGCAGCTGCAAGTCTGCGAACGACCCAGCCAAGGCTCACAGGGTCAGTTGAAAGTAAGAGTCTGGCTGTCATCGCAAGCCCACCAAGGACTGAGGCAATTAGTCCGTCCTTCACTAATCCATTAAAGTCGTCTGGTAGAGGCTTCACGAAATAAGTGGGGGCTTAGCGTTCTTCTCTAAAAGCACTCTGCGGTAGTTTTCTTTCCAAAGGACTTTACAAATGTATTTGCCTAGGGCGTCTATCTTAGCCTCTGAGAAGTCTGGCAGAGCCAAGTGGCTGGCTTCGTGTATTAAGACTTCTAACTGACGCTTAGCACCCAGCCTTGGGTCAATCTCAACCAGAGGTGATCGTGAGTCGTGATGTGCCTGACCCCACGCACGTTCTTTTCCTAACTTCCTGTAAATGACTTTAGGACTTTTGTTCTTCACTGGCTTCAACCTTTCTAATCTTCCACCATAGGTGGTAAATTAAGATACCGCCCACAGCTGCACCGGCACTGGCGACAATATAATTGAAGGAGGTGGACTGCACAACGTATGGAACTGCCCCAGCGACTGCACCGCAAAGGATTAACTTAAGCCCAGAGTCTCTGGCGATTGTCGCAAAGAGAATTGCACCAATAGCAAACAAGCCAAGCCCCACGTAGGTAAAGGCTTTCGTTCCGCTGGCAGTTCCGATTGCTAGGGCTTCAACTGCTGAGTCAGAAAGGTCTGCTTCCGATAGGTCGTCCAGAAACCCTGGCATTGGCTCAGTGATCGGATTGTCGCCAACAGAAAAGCACCCTGCTAAAAGGATTGTCGCGACAATTAACAGCAGTGCCTGTTTCATCTTAGCGTCCTTTTAAAGCGTCTAACAAGCGTTTGCCTTCCATCTCTTTGGCAGTGAGAGTGCGCACGTTGTTGCGGAAGAACAAAGCACCAATGATAAAGCCAAGGACAAGTGCAGCTGTGAATGTATAGACGTAGGACATATTAGTTTGTGGGTAAAAGTTCGACCTTAACCAATGCCCCTAGGTCAACAGGGGTCTGCTCAGTTTGAAAAGTCACAGTGATCTTTGAGTCTGTAAGCGTGACGGGTTCGCCATTGAAATTAGGAAAGATTACAGGCACGATTGCTGGTGGACAGGTTGAGGTGTCTAGTTTGCCGAGTAAGTAGGTGATGCGGTATGTAAACATAATTATGAATTTACTTGGGCGAAGAAATCAGAACCTAAAATAACCATTCCTCCGTTACTTAGTGTTGCAGTGTTTTGCGTTTCAAAACTTAAGCATAAATAGTTTGTTCCTTGTGATGATGTCGGGCCACCTGTGGAAGTTGCGACTGATGATCCGTTGACGTATAGAGTTACATTACCCGAACCATCGCTGACAATAACTACATCGTATGCGGATGAATTGCTGGGAGTAAAAGATGAAGTTGTGGTCGTTAACGCTGAACCATTAGCCACATAGAGTACAATAGCACCAGAACCTGATACTTTAATTCCAACCATTTTATCCGAAGCAGTAATGTCGCTTGGGGTTTGTGATGAGAATCGTCCAAGACTATATCTGAAAACGGAGTTTGTATCTGGAGTGGTTACATTTCGAGCAAATCGTCCTCCAAAGATTACACGCTTAGACCAGTCAATGCCTGCTGTGTAAGCACCGCCACGAGTTGAATTATAAATATTTGCAATATTTTGACCGTAACCAGTTGCTGATGTTGGGGCTTGTGCGACACGAGCATTTACTGCGTTCGCAGCTGCGGAAGCACCTGCACCAGAAGTTGCCGTTGCCCAAGTTATACCTGTGATAAATTTACCACCAGCAAAGTATTTAGCGTCCAGTAGCGTTGAAGGATTGATGACTGTCGTGGTAGAAGTTCCGGCTTGGGCTTGTGCCGTGGTTGAGTAAGCGTCCGTTGATACTGCACCGAGTCCGAGATTTGTGCGAGCTGTGGAAGTGCTGGCGAGTCCGCTTAAATTATCTGCCTTTGCTAAATAATCAGTAGCAGTTGCCGTAGCCATTGTGCCTAGCCCAAGATTAGTGCGAGCCGTTGATGCCGTGACATCGGATAGATTGTTAGCCGTCTGTAAAAATGTTCCAGTGGTTTGAGTCGCAGCTGTACCAAGTCCTAAGTTTGTTCTGGCAGTTGACGCGGAGGCAAGTCCTGATAGATTGTCTGCTTTAGCCAAATAGTCCGTGGTCGTGGCTTGTGCCATTGAACCTAGACTAATCCATTCCGTGTTGAAATTGGTCGAGTTGACTTTGGCCAATACCTGACCGGCAGTACCAGATACGGGCAAAACTGCCCCTGCCACCCCGCCAACATTAACTTCCCAATTTGAATAAGTGCCACTACCTGAGTGAGTGTTAGAATCCCAAGTCATCACACCTGTCGTGGAGTTATAAGTTAAGACCGTTCCGTGCATGTGGTTTGCCGTATTGTAGGAAACCGTGATGTCTTGTTGCGGAGAGTATGATAAACCTGTGCCGACTGTCATCGTCTTTCCGTTACCGCTATCGACTGTCAGCGTGGAAGTTGAGGAAGTTAGGTAGCGATCACCAACCGGAGGGAATGTAACCAGTGAACCTGTACCTGTGATGTATTGGCTAGTCGTTCCTGTTGGCTTTGGGAAGTAAGTTGAGGACGCCGAAGATTGCGTTAGGAAAGTTGAATAAGCGGCTGATGTAGAGAGATAGTCGGCTGGAATGAAGGCGGTTGCTTGAGTGCTTGAGTCTGGGAATTTTAAATATGTTCCTAAACTTTCATTAGCAAAAAAACCAATCTCGCCTGCTATAATTGCATTAGATAATTTTGCATAAGCAACACCATTACCAAATTCATCGTGATATTTACCAAATGAAAAAGTGCCTAAAGTATAATCATCAGTTGCGTTAAGAATTTCCCTAGTTAAAGTATCTGCACTTTGTGAAGTTATTGGAAGATAACCATTCAAAACCGCAGGGTCGTAAGCCGTAGTCTGCGTGGTCTCGTCATTGAAGTTTATGCCATTCGGAGTCAGCGATGTGCCGTTGGTGTAAGTGTTGTCGTAAATCCTAATTTGCTGTGACTCTAAATATGCAGTTTTACCGTCAGCGTTTTCTACGCCAAAGCCACCAGCCCAAACTTGTGAGTCGTTTCCAGAACCGTCATTTGAGTAAATCTTAAGAAACCCAGAAGTTAGTTCGGTCGTATAGAAAGTTCCTTCCTTCCAGAAAAACCCACTTCCATATTCACCATAGGGAAACTCTACATTTCCAGTAAGTCGCCCACCAGTGAGTGAGAGTTTTCCGTCTAGTGCAGCTTGAAGGTCGGTCTGACTGCTGAGCGTTCCGGTTATTGAACCCCACGAGCCACCACCAGAAGTTGGCGTGATCCACTCGGTGTTGTAGTCCGTTCCGTCCACTTTGGCGAGTACTTGCCCAGTTGAGCCACCAGAGGCTACGCCAGCACCAGTGTCCCCTTTGTCCCCTTTCTCACCTTGGATACCCTGCTCACCTTGTATGCCTTGCTCTCCACGCTCCCCTTGGTCGCCCTTGTCGCCTTTAACACCTTGAATACCTTGGTCGCCTTTGACGCCTTGGATACCCTGCTCACCACGATCACCCTTGTCTCCTTTAATGCCCTGTATGCCTTGGTCGCCTTTGTCTCCCTTGACCCCTTGGATACCTTGGACGCCTTGCTGACCTTGCGCACCTTGTTCGCCTCTGGGAATGGTAAAGTCTAGGACTGCATTAGCAGCTGTGCCGACATTAACGACATTTGCATTTGTGCCAGGGTTTCCAGTTGTTGTCGTTCCGACTTCCACGGTTGCAGAAGCACCCGGTGTATTTAACCCAATGTTAAGAGTCGCGGACGTCTGCGTAATTGTCGCTAAGATACCATTACCGCTAACTGACGCAGTGAGTGAGGCGTCTGTTATGACTGTGATCGTAAGTGCCATTAGCCTTAGGAAACAGTTATGTTATCTACGATGTTTAAGACTGCGGTGTCAGAAAAGAAAACTACCCCATTGTTCGCAAAGCGTATGTCCCAATAGGCTGACCCAAGGCTCCACGCAGCTGTGGCGTCATAAGAAACGCTAAAAGTCGTTGGGGAAGTTAAAGTGACTGCACAAGCGTATATTTTTCCGTGGGCGTCCCGAACGTCTGAAGTAATCGTGACTCCGTCTAAAGTTGGGGCACCACCAGAGTCTGGCGTATAGGTGACAGAAGCGTAAAAAGTTGACGCTCTCTTAAATGTTATCGTTTGCGTAGCCATTAGAGTCGGGTGGTGCCTTACTCTGGCGACCCAGTCAAGGGGTCTGGATTGCCCTCTAAAGCGTTTCTTTTGGCGACTGGTAGTCGCCTATGGCTATGTCCCCAGCGTAGGCTGGTATTTGCTGGGCTGGGGCTGGTGGGACGTAATAAGCGTGATTAAGGTCTTTCGTATATCCGCTTAGGCTGGCTGTGATTTGAGAGCAAAGGTCAAAGCCAGTGTCCCACTTGGCAATCTGAGTAGGGGAAGTAAGCAGTTTGTTTTTAAATGAGCCTAGAGGGTTTTGCCTTAAATGGATCACGCCATATTGGATTTGATAAATCTGGAAACGATTAAGCCCAGCGTTCCATTTAATATACGCTATGTCTTGGCGGTAGCAATCGGTATGAACAAACCCAGTGCCTTCGTCCGTCATTTCTCCGACTGTCTTAATCTGCGTTGTATTGTCCGCTTTAATTTCAATACCGCCCTCAAACTCTATAACTGGTGGCTGAGTTGGGGTATAGTCCGCGACTCGTATTCTAAAAGCGTCTTCTGGTGCAATTAAACCAGAGACTAGTGGATTAACTGTATAGCCGTATAAAGTTCCAACGTCTTTAGCCCTGACTACGTTCTCCATTAACCAGTTAAAGTTTCCGGGTGGCTGTTCGTTTGTGTTTCCAGCACCATAAGCCAGACCTCCCATATTATAATACCAAGCACCAAACTCTCCACCGTCCACGTATCTAGTGAAATTAACGTCATCAACAGCAGACGGAACTCCGTCTATTGTCATACCATCTGGCTGTCTTAAATTAGGGTTGGTGCTTTTCTCAGCAAAGATTGGGACATTGTTTGCAAGCCAAGCCGTCATACTTGCTGGGTAGTTAGCGTCATTGTTATCAGTCACTAGCAACTCTTCCACGTGGAAAGTAACAAGGCTATTAAGTCCTGCTGTATCTAGGCTCGCTATTCTACCAATGGTATCTGCTACAACGACATTGTCCGTGGTGCTTGCACCGTCTAGGCGTATATAGGACTGAAGGAAACCGCCACCATTCCGCTGAGTGCGTATGTAAATGTTAGGGTCGTCGTACGCTTTAGAAATACCTAGCTGCGGTGCTTTGGCTTCCCACAAGTCGTTGCTGTCTTTCCAGTCTGGGGTCGTCTTATAGAGAAAAACAAAGTAATCGTTTTCCGGTGTCAGTTTTATAAATCCGTTTTTACTTATAAACTCAGAGGCTTCTTCTGTCCCTTCGGTCAGTGATCCATTAGGAAACAAGTTAAACTTGTTAATATAAAAGAACATATTCTGGCGGTTGAAACTTCCAATGCCACCAAGGCTGTCTAAGTCTATAATACCTTTTTCGTCTGAAGTATAGTAATCAAACTCTACCAAGCCTTTGCGGACGTGCAGGCGGTATTCATAAGACTCTCCCACTTTAGCCCCAGTGATCGAACACTCAAACTGACGCCCAATGTTTCGTGCAGAAGACTCGACACCAGCGTCAATGGTAAGCCCAGAGGCTTCACCTAGATTTGCAGACGTATATCCAACTCCAGGGTTTAACTTCATAAGTAAAATTAAGCAGTTCCAGAACCAAGTCCACCAGAGCCACCAGAGCCACCAAATGTTGGTGTCGGATAAACAACGTATGGGAAACCTTCACGTGAGTATCTTATCTCGTAGTTAATCTTATAAAGTGCGCCGTAATTCTCGCAGTTCATCTTAGAGACTAGCAATTGTGGGTTGCCATTTGCAGCTGTCCAATTTGTTCCGTATTCAAGTGGCACTAATTTAGGAAAGCCACCAAAGCCTAAGTCGTTCTGGTTTGTTGCAGACCCAACTTTCTCACGCATTAAAGTCACGTTACCAGAACTAGTCGTATAAACAATTCCAGTGAATACGGTTGTTGGTGCTAAGTAGGAAGTTTTTCCGTAATAGACAGGGTAGTTCTCATTAAAGAAACCTAGGAACTTTCCACCCTTACCGGGTTCTGAACAAGGTTGAAAAGTTGCCCCATTGTTTCCCTCCATCAAATTAGTTTTGTTGTCTATAATTATAGGGGAAGGGTGCCACGTAGCCTGCTTACCTGCAATTGGCTGGTCAGAACCAGAGCCTACAGTGATCGTGAAGAAATTAGGGTGCGTCTCAATCTTTTCTGTGCTTAGTCCATCGTCTCCGTGGCAGTTAGGTCGAGTGAACTCTCCAGTTTCAATCCCGACATAATCTCCGGTGACTGTCGCGACTCTTGCGTTGTTATAAGTTACAGACCACTTGTGCAGCTTAAGTCTAGTGTCCTTTTCAAATGCCTCACCACGTGCCAGCCTTGTTGAAGGCGGTGGCAACATAATTGAAGTGTCGAACTTATAGGTGGCTCTGCACGTGAGCAGTCCGTAGCCGTCATTCTCAATTGTATAACCGGGTTGAAGGACGCCTGACTCTAGGTCGTTTCCGTATCTGATTAAAGTGTCGCTAGGCATAAATTACTTTGAGGGGTTTGGGATAGTTGGTGTCGGTGGCACTTTTATATTCACCATAGACTTAGTAAAGTCTGGGGCGTAATTAGGACTGCGTGAGTTGTCTAGGATTGTCTTAATTTCTTTAAGCACGTCAAGTTGGTCAGTCATTAAAAGCAGCTGTGAGTTGTTCCCGAAACCGATCACGCCAGAAGACGGCGCACTTTCGCCCATTCCCATACCGCCACCTGCACCTTGCTCTGAGAACTTTCCGACTTTTGGGGCTGGTGCTTCTTTTTCCATAGCACTTAGAATTGCACTGAAAACTTCATCTCTTATGTTTTGTTTAACTGAACTTTCGTCACCAGTTGCATACGGACCGTGCTGGAACGCTTGTTGTGAGTTTTTGTAAAAGAACGCACCAAGTTCCGTTGGTATTTCTCTCTTTTCATATTCTTTTAACAAGTTTTCAATAAAAACTTTTTTATTTTCTTCCGGTGTTCGTTTAAATTGCTCATCTCCCATCTTTAAATACGCTTCACGTTCTGCGTTAATTAGATCACGTTCACGTTCGTGAACAGCAACTGCAACAACTGCTTCTCTTTCCATTATAGCTTTTTTACGTTCTATGTTTCTGATAACTTTATCTAAGGCTTCAGCTGCTTCTAATTCTGCGTCAGTTAGTTTCTTGGTTTCTTCCGCTTGTTTCTTAATAGCCTTACCAGATTGCTCAAACATTGGTACTAAATTAAGACCTGCTCTTTTACCAAGTATTTCTGAAATCAGTGCCAGCACGTCGCCTTCTTGTGAAGCGTCTTGGAAAGCGTCTGCTAGTCTATAAACAACGTCACTGGCTTTAAGAGTAGAATAATTTAAATCTTCTGTTGTATTAAATAACGTTCGCAAAGTCTTTCTGTGCGACTCAGAGCCAGCCTGTGCTTTTGCAATATAGACGTTGGCAAAGTTTAAAGCCTTACCCAAGTCCTGCATAGAAATACCAGACTCACGTGCAACAGCTGCTAATCCTTGAAACTCTTGTGAGTCTAATCCCGACTTCTTAATTGCGTGGTTTATTTCTCTGATCACCGTCAATTGTTCACGCATACCGTGAACGAAGTCTTTAATTTGTCCTAGGATTGCGTCAGCTGCAAAGAAGCCAGCAATCGGGGCTACGATAGATTTACCGAAGTCTTTAAACCAGTCCTTCATAGCAGTGCCAGCGGTCTTAGCAGCTTGTTCTGCACCCTTAGGAACTTCTGAGAAGTCGCCACCAAACTTTACTTTTACGTCATCTGCCATTGTTAGTTGTTTCTTTTATAGGGTTTTTGTTTTTCGGTTTCCAGTTCTGACAATTCTTTCTGCATAACTTCCCACTCGTGATCACTGACCAATTTAATGTCGCACCCAGAGCGTTGCAGGAACGCCATATGAAGCCACACAGCCTCTGACTCTGGCATTGTCCAAGCCTCTGTCAAACTCAGCCCATTTGCCACCAAATTGGCTACCACGATTAACTTCCAGTCGATTGGGTTGTCCTTGGCTGGCTTGTCGCTTTCCCAGAACCTTGGGTATAGGGACTGGGCTTGGAAATAAACAAGCAGCTTGTAGGCTTCTTCTCTCAGTTTCTTTTTACTGACCTGCATATTCTTGAGAGTGACTAACTCCCAGAAAGACAAAGGCTCACGAATGTCTGCTAAGTTATGAGTTGAGAGTATTCGCGCACCTGCGATCACGTCCTCTGCACCGATAGGCTGAGAGAAGTCTAAAAGTGGCGAGTCAATCGACTCCAGAGCAACCCGGTGTCGTAAAGAGAAAGGTAGCAACTTTCTGCCACAGACCTTTATAGTCGGTGGCAATATGGTTGCCGATTGTGTCCACCGTGAAGCCACTAGTGGGAAAACCCCAAGTGGGGTTAGGCGATGTTTTGGTATTTAACCAGTTTAAGCGAAACCTTACGGAAGCCGTTGTTCGTGCCGTTATCAGTCACGTCTTTAATGATGTAGGTCGTTCCGTCGTAAGCAAATGTTTCACCAATCACTGGGTAAGTGGACTTAACTTTTAAAACTCCGCTGACGCCTGTTTCAATTCGAGTGTCGTCTAAACGGTCAGTGATCACAACGCCAAACTCGTCAGTGACTTCTACGTCCAGAGCCTTCTTTTTAGAAATGTCGTCCGATTGGATAGTCGCGAAAGCGAGCGTTCCGTTCAGTCCGTATGCGTGGGTGGTTCCGTAAGTAATTGAAGTGTCTGACATAGGGTTGGTTCTTTACTCTGGCGACTGTGTCAAACAGCCTCCGGTGGATATACGCAGACCAGCGTATAGGTCAAAGCGTTGCCATATCTGCGGTCTGCCACGCCTTCATCGTCTGCGTTAATCCAAGTTGCGTATAATTGACCCTGCGTCCACGCCGTCTTAAGTCCGTCATCGTGTTGCATTATACCCTGCACAGCCTCAACTCTTGCTCTGTGTTCTTCCAAAGTGTTGTCGTCCGCAGACGAGTAGATGTATATCTTAAACGTGATCTCAAAGTTTCCGCTAGGCTTAGCCCCGAAGTCTCTGTGGGCTTGGGCAGACTCAGCGTGTAAAATTATAATAGGCACAGACCGAATGTCAGCGGTTTGTCCTTTAACAATTTGAACACCGGGGAGTGCAGCTGAATTAGTCGTGAACCAGTCTAGGACAGACTGCTCTGCAATTGTGCGTATGCCGTATAGGGTAGTCATAAATTAGTCGTCTGTGAAAAGGTGCGGAGTGCCTAAGAGTTTTCCTTTAGCAATTGCCTTGGCGAGTACGCCTTTCTGTGAACGCACGTAAGCTGCCATTTGGTTTCTCATTTTATTTGCTCTGAGATTTAACACCCACTTATACCTAGGGTCAACCACCATACCGATTTTGTTTCCAACGGTGACGGAAGGTGCGATTGAATTGCTTAGGCTGTTTTCACCAATGGCTTGGGTTTGTGCAGAAGCCTTTTTAACCCACGCTGGAAAGGACACTTTCTTGTCTCCAATTTGCTGGGCAGAAAAGAAGTAGCCAGACTTCTGGTAGCCAATGTTCTTAACTTTACTGGCTATGTAATTGTTAATCAACTTCTGGTCTTGAACTATAAAGCACAATTTAGACTCACTCCACTTTCCTCTAGTTGTCGCGACACTTCTTTTTAAGCCTCCGTAGCCTTTGTATCTAAGCCCAGAGTGGACGCTCTCCATTTGCTGTTGAGTCGTAAGTAATTTAGAACCGCCTCTTTGTCTGGCGAAATTGTTTTCAAACACTTGCCAAGTAAAGTGCCTTGGGTTTCTAGAAAAGTAATCTCCATCTCCACTAGAGCCTTTGTGGAACGTGATCCATTCTTTGTAAACTGACTCAGAACCCAGGAAGGCGACCTGACTAGGGTTGGCTTTGTCCAATGGTTTAAAGATTGAGTTAATTTGAACACGTATGATTTCTTCCTGCACTTTCTTTGCCTCACCACTTAATCCAGTTCCGGGTGATTTCCCAGCAAAGGGTGGAGAGTATTTGCACATATCCTTGCAGAACAGTGCAGCTTGATTTTGAATAACCACACTTAATTCTTTGCCTAACAATCGGGAGTAGTCTTGCAGGTGCTTAGAAAGCAGAGAGGTATCAACCTCAACGCCTTTTAGTGCTGTATAGCCCATTACGCTGGCTCACCCTTGGACTGGACTCGCACGATCACCCAAGCGGAAGGCGGTCTGTCGTTAATTGCCACAATACGATAGTCCGCTCCATTAAAGTGAATTAAATTACCATACTTCACAGAGTCTGGGTGCGCACTTAATTGTGACTTGAGAAACTTGACGTCATAAGAAGTGGAAGACATAAACCCACCAGTCTCTAAGTCTTGAGAAACCATAGGTGGCGACATTAGGACGTTAAAACTCACAGCTGCACCAGAGCCTCTGCGGACAGTCACAGACTTGGGTATCTCTGCCAGTATTTCTGAGGCGTCTGACGCCCACTCGTCTTGTATTGCCATTTACTCTGGCGACCCAGTCAATAGAAGCCTAGGGGTAGTCTATCAAAACGCCTCTGAGAGCCTCCTAGGTGGGCTTAATAGGCGGTTGCCTAGGGCTTTACAGACCGCACATTCCCTCTGCTTTTCTAACCAATCTAACCACTTATAGACACTTTCTGGTTCTGACTGAGTGTCCGCAAAGATTGCAAAGTCAGGCATTGGCGTCACTTCTCCTTTAGCTGCCATTAGAGCGAGGGTTGAGGACTGAACCCCAGCACCTAAGGACAAAACATTCCACTTTGTTTTTGGTGGCTCATCGAAGTAAGTTTTAACCATAAGAAAAGATTACGTCCTTTGTTTTAAACTTTCAACTGTTTAATAAAACAAAAGACCCCACTAAGTTTCCCTAGTGAGGTCTTGCTTCCTTTACGTTAATCTAGATTAGGAAGTAAAAGCAATACGCTGAGCACCAGCAGGATTACCAACTGCGTGACCAGTGATCCAAGAAGCCGACAAGTTCGACTTACCTTTTGTCCAATCGTACCACATACGCAGAGCAAACGTGAAGTTCGAGTCTGGGTCGGTTACGTTGATTTGTTCGCCACCACCAGTGGTAGGTGCAGCTACTGTGCGAGTCACCACAACGTGACCTTCACGTGCTGAAGCAATACCATTAAGACCTTGAGTGTAAGCAGTGCCAGAAGTTGGGAAACCGTTATACTCGTAGATGTCTAAACCGTGCAAGCGACCAACTTTTCCGTCACGGATAACTGAGGTGTCTCCGATTGAGAGGTATTGAGCGACTGAAGGGTCTTGTAAGAGTTGACCAAAAGCGTCTGGGCTTAATAGTAAAGCACGACCATCAAAAGGAAGGTTGGCTTTGGTGAGTGACGTTGCAACGTTAGCGATAGCAACACGATTGAAATCAGCCTTAGCACCGGAGTAAGCGGCGGTGGCGTAGTTAGCAGTGATGGTGCTGTTGACGACATCGTCAAACAGACTCTTAACAACTGCGTTGCTCATAGGTGCGATAAACACGCGACGTAACATTTCCAAAGAAATGGTGGCTACTTCGGTATCGGTGAAACTGGTCATCACGTAACGGTGGTCACCAAGTGTGATCGCAACGTCAGTTGAAGTAGCGTCAGCTGCAACGAAACCGTCAGCTGCTACGTAGTCGCTGGCAGTGAACTTATTTGCAAAACGAGTGTGGACGACTTGACCTTTTTCTGCGACATAAGAACCGAAGTCGGTTACTGCAATCTTAGAAAGCGGTGCAAGGATTGGGGTCAAGGTGCGAAGCGTTTCAGCTGCAACGAACTGTGGGGCTAAGCCTTGATTTAATACGGAGTTAGACATATTGTGTTTTTAGGGTATGAGTAAAAAAGTTATTTGATACCAAGGTGCGCGATAATCGCTACACGATTGGCGTTATAAAACGCTTGTTTCTTTGCAGGGTCTTTTTCTGCAACGTAAGACTCCCAGATTTCTGAGTTAGATTTAGGAGTGATCTCGTTAGGGCTAATCTCGACAGGTGAAGCACCAAGTGAGGCGACAATAGAAGCGGACTTTTTACCTACGCTTTCAATTTGTGCGACAGCGGACTTTTTAAGTTTTTCGCTTTCTTCGTATTTAGCAGTGATGTCGGCAACCGCAGCTGTGAGTTCTGCAACCTTGCTGGCTTCAACTTCTAAAGAGGCTAGTTTGGCAGTAAGGTCTGCATTGACAGCCTTGGCTTGCTCTAGGTCTGCTGAAAGGGTTTGAGCCTCTTCGGACTTGCCTGTGAAAGCGTCCTTAAGAGCCTTAAGTGATTGTTCAAGCGTCATACTTAATCTGGCGAACGTGTCAAATAAGTCGCGACTTATCGGTGGCGGTTAGTTCCACTGCGGTCGTGCTTTTCGTCAGTGTCGATTGGCTTCTTCCCGGTGTCGTTTTCTTCTTCCGCCTGTTTCTTAGCCTCAGCAGACTCTTCTTTGTCTGGGTCGCAATCTGGGTCTTCTGGGTCATAGTCTGGGTCATCTGGATCACACTCGTCAGCCTTGGCGTCTGGTTTCTTTTCGTGCGGACGACCACATTCTGGACATTTGTCCTCATCTTCAGAACCAGCGTCATCTTCTGCCTTCTTTTCTTCTTCTTCTTCCATCTTTGGAACGACTTTGCGACTAGAGTCATCTTCTGGCTGGGCTGGGTAGCCTTTCTCGTCCTCATCGTCTTTACCGACTGCTGGTTTCTCGTCAGTTAATTTAATACCAGACAAAGCACGTGCTGAGGCGGTTAATTTCTTAGACATTTCTTTCTCTGGGTGCGCACTTTCTTCTGCTTCTTCTTCACGTGCGTCGTTTTCTTCGTCCGCTTCCATTTGTTCTGCAACTCCAGGGTTTAAAGTTTCCATAAGTTCGTCAAAGCCATTGACGAGTCCAGTGACTAACCCAGCCACTGCACCTTTTTTACCAGAGAAGCACTGACCCTCTAAGGCGGAGTCTTCAACAAACTCACGAACAGACTTCACAGCTGCTTTAAAGTCGTTGTGAATTTCTACGACTTCTTCCTGCAACATCTTCTTCTGGTTTTCATCAAGTGAAGTACCTTCGATACCAGCACCCTTATATAAACCAGATTTAATTACTTCCACGCTATAGCCTTCGTTGCTGTAAGCCTTAGAAGCGTCAAGGTATGCAATATATACGCCCACGCTACCAACAGTGCTGGACGGAGTCGCGTAAAACTCACTGGCTTGGCTACCAATCCAGTAAGCAGCTGAACAGGCTTCGCTTTCAGTGAACGCAATTGTTTTCTTAGAGTAGTTTTTAACTTTTTCTGCGAGTTCAGGAACTCCGACTGAGACGCCACCCGGTGAGTCGATGGAAAGAATGATCGTGCTGATCGTGCTGTCACGTTCGCAATCTTCTAACATTTCTTCCACTGAATTAAGGTCACAGCAACCGCACATTCTTTCTAATGTCGTTAAGTTTTTACCAATAACGCCTTTGACCGGAACGACTGCAAAGGGTGGGAACTTTTGAAGAGTAGGAACGCCACCAAAGATTGACGCCAACATTTCTTCCATATCGGAAGCCTTAGCGGTTAAAGGTATCTCTACGTTATCAACTCTAGAAAGGTATTCTGAGGCTTGATCACGTTGAATGAGAAGTGGGCGGTTAGACTTAAAGTCTTTCTTTAGATGTCGCATTGTATGTAAAATTAAAGGGGGTCATTACCTTCGTTCAAAGGTATCTGGCTATCGTCAATTGGCGCACTTTCATCTGGAGTTCCGGTTATGTCAGCAGTCGGAGTATTCTCTGGCTTATACATCGTCCAGAACGGAACGTTTAATTGTTCAGCAATGTCCATCTTATGACGAATGTCAGCTGCACGACGAAGGTCGTGATCACGTGAGTCGTTTCCGTTCTCTGCGTGGTATTCTGAGAAGGACTTAAGCCCTAACTGAATAGCCTTAAAGGTTGAGGCTTCTTCTTTGCCAGCGTCCACTGTAACTTTCTTAGGCGTCACCCAATTGACTCTGTGCCAATTGTCATTTGCTGGTAAATCACCGTTGGCAACGGCATTGGCAATAACGTAACCCCACGTTGGTGTTAGAAGTCGCGACATAAGCACGTGCTGACGTGCGTCAAATACACGCCCAGCCTTGGCTACGACTAAACGCATAGCAGACCCAGCCTTGTTTGGCTCAACAACAAACTCGTAAGGAAGGACACCCATTGTCGAGTCACGTTGCAAGTGTTCAATAAAGCCAGTGAAGGTGCTGTTAGGTCTTGCGGACTCGATGGATTTAATTTCTTCACCCGGTGCCATCACCAAAGTTTTGCCACCAATAAAACTACCCACTTGGTCTGGGTTGTCATAGACCTGTTTCGGGTAGTCTTGAGGACGCATACCAAACGCTTCAAAGTCAGACTGAGAACCGTCAAATTGTGGGTTCTCTCTGGTTATGAACATAGCCTTGTCGCCGTTTGCTTTAACTGCGACTTTTTCCAGTGAAAGTATTTCTAGTATGTCGATTAAGTTGTTAATCGAGTGTTGCATTGGCGAGTATGCACGTGATCCACTCGCTTGCTCTGGGTGGTGAATATGAAGAATAGACTGAGCAGGAACTAGGCGACCTGTTCCGTCTGAACGGATAACGTTATAGCCAACGACTGCACCATATTTGTCGAAAAGAATACCGTCAAACATTCCAGCAGCTGTGCCAGAAGCGTCTTGTGAAACCCCAACCCGGTGCGACTCAATTAACTGCAACAAAACTTGTCCGTCTTTGCCGTAGGTTTTCAACGCAAACATTTCTCCGTCCCTATCTATTAGTTTGCACACAATCTGTTGTACTTCCCAGAAGTTATAGCGTCCAGTAATTTCGCAGGGTCTATTAGCCCAGTCCTTAAAGTAGTTTTCCGCTTGAACGTCCCAGACCGCATTACCAGAAGACGCTTGTGGTTTGATACCATCACCAACGCTATAAAGACACATATCGTTTATCATTTGGCGCACCAATCCAGCGTTGACGTAGAGCCAACGCATCTTTCGTGTCAGTTCTTGTCTGTCGAACGATGACATCGTCCGCTTTGCGTCATTAGGGAAAGGGGTGTTAATCCACGAACGCTTTACGGAGTACTTTGCACCTTCGAACTGAGAAAAGATACCAGCACCACCACCAGAGATTGCCTTGGCTTTCAAGTCGTTCTTTTTAGATACGGAACGAGTGGACTTTGGTTTCTTTGGTGATCGCATAGTAAAATTACAGACCTCTGAAGTTCCAGAGTCCGTTATAGACTCTTACTCGGTCAATAGAACCATACTGGTTAGGGTCTTTAATTTGCAAAGCGTACCGGCACTCGATTAGCGTCTGCTGTATGTCCATAGGGAACGTTTTGGAAACAGAAGTACCGCTATCACTATAACTCATCATTGTTTTACCTTCGGTGAGAAGTGAAGCTGCACGGTCTGCGATTGCCTCAATCCTTGCTTGAGATAAGATAAGAAAACACCCAGTTGCACGTGCCATTTACTCTGGCGAGTAAGTCAAAAGTATCCACCCCTGTTAAAAGGGTGGACTGCAGCTGTAAAAAACGAACCACGCCAGAAACGTTTTCTTCAATCTGCATAACTGAGAGTGGCAAACAAATGGATCACTGTCAAACTTGAGGCTCTGGGGCTTCGTCTGGGTCTTGGGCTTCGCTAGGCTTGCGTGGGGCTATTAGTCGCCACCCTAGGGCTGGCAACATCTGCATAACTTCGCAGTCCCAGAAGTGGTTGTCGCGACTCGCTATCTGTTCCCAGATTGCACGACCCGATTGAGAAACAGTCCTACGCTCAGACTGCATTTGTTGGACGTATTCGTCTGGGACATTGTCAGCCCTTGTGTGCTTTCCTTGCCTAATAAGCAGAGCCAGTTGGTCTTTAAATCTAAGGTTAGAAAAGTAAGTCCGCTTGGTTCTCTTTGTGCCTATATTCTCCACGACAGGCGGTGAGTAAGGTCTGTGCTCAGACTTCATTCCAACTGGGGTGCGCACTTTCCACGTGAACTCATTTCTCTGATCGCCTCTGGTAGCGTGCCAGCCATTAACCGCACAAGCGTTCAAGACTTCGTCCTGCTGATCACCGCTATCCACAAATACATTGGCTGGGTGAACTTCAAACTTCTTATGAATGTCAATTACTTCACCCCACGCAAAACAATAGCCACATTGAACAAGTCGCGACAAACCCTCTCCGTTCCAAGACCTAACAACCCAGTAGAAGCCACGTCTCTGAACGTCCACAGTCATAAACCGCATACGCACAAAGTCTGGTGCTAGTTTCATTTCTGGAGTTAATAAAGAACCCGGAACTGGACGACCTTTAACAAACCCACCTTCTTCTTCCCAGTTAGTTTCTAAAAGATAGCCACCCGCAGCTGTGGCTAAGTTAATCTCGTCCGCTTCTTCTTTAAACTCTTGAGCCAGACGTTTTTGTATAAAGATTTTAATCGGCTCACGATCACCGTAATCTTTTAAATAAGACTTAGCCTTAATTCTTTCCACCGCCAACTCACCCCACGACATCGTGGCAAGTGCGTTCCATTGTAAGCCAATTGCACCAGTGGGTTTGTTTGAAACTTTGGAAACAAATGAGCCACGCTTGTTCGCTTCTAAACGTATTCCTGGGTTATCTGGCAACAGGGTTTTGCACTGCTCACATTCGTAAGTTGTTTGCTTCTGAACTTTTAATAAGTCCCAGTCTCCGTTCACTTTTGCGTCCTGCGGAAACTTAACTTGTTCCCAAACCCAAGGTTGCAGGTAATCACATTGAGGACACCGGAAACACCAGTCTTTAATGTCAGTGGTTGAGTGCAGCTGATGGAACTCTTGACCCTCTGACCCGCCTTGACTCATTATAATACGCTTACCCAAATAGCCGAAAGCGGTAACACGTGCGGACGCTTCCGCTAAATGTCCCTGTGGGGCTTGCCACGCTTCATCTATAATTAAATACCGCAAAGACAAACGCTGTAAGTTTGCTTCATTAAATATACCACGACAATAAAGTCTATAGTCGTTGACCTTTCCATATCGTCGTTGCGTAAGCGTTTTTTAACTGGTGGGCAATTGTTCCAGACTGGACGCAGGTATCGCAAAGCAAAGTCTTTGGCTTCTAAGTCTGTCTTTTGTAAAAACATCATTGGGGCTGGGTGGTTTGCGATCACGTAGCAAGTGAACAAACGAGCAAACAAAGTCTTCCCCGATTGAATAGAAGCCAAAGTGGTTAATAGTTTTGTTTCTGGGTCAGCTGCAATTCGCAACGCTTCCGCAACCCAAGGAGTTCGGTCTGCTTTAAAAGAACCGGGCATTGGTGAGTCTGGGATAGCCAGCACGTTGTTTTCGCACCATTCGACAATGTCGCCAGAGTCTGTTGGCTTTAAGACTTCTTTTCCAATTAGTAGAAGGTCGTCTTTTGTCATTTGCTTAAGTCGGTGCGCACTTTGCGAGTCCAGTTTTCCAAAACCTTAAGAGCCTTGGCTGGGTTCTCTGGGTTGCACTGCTCTGCCACGTCCAAGCCAAGTTTGTCTAGGCGGTTAATGACTTCGCCCATAAGCGAACGCATAGCCTCAGTTGCGTCTGTGGCTCTGATGTATTCCCTATTCATCACTGCCAGCCTGTCAGCCTCTGCTTTTAATTTGGTTAGAGTATTAACAGTCTTGTCGTATGAGGCGTAAAGTTTCGACTGCTGGGGAGAGCCTTCCCTAACCGCTTTGATGTATTGGTTTCTCGACAGCTGCACTAGGATACGCTGACGTTCGACTATGGAGTCAAAGGTTTCTAGATTGGACGCTGGCTTGGCTTCAGAAGTTGTCGCGACAATAGGCAAGTCCACAGCCGATGGATCACCGTCCAACTTAAAGTTTCCCGGTGGGCGTCCTGTTTCTAAATGTCGCTCTGCTCTCCACTTCTCTGCGTCCTCAATTGAAGTCAGTGGCATACCTTCAGACACTAGTTGCGATATACGCCCACGTGTAAGTTCCCAACGCTCTGCCAATTGGCTTTGAGAAACCTCAGCCATTTACTCTGGTGGTTTAAATTGGTGCGTAGAGGTCGGAGTTGCACCGCCTTCTTCAGACTGGAAGTCTGACACACTGCTACCAGTGCTATCTACGCTTTCTTTGGGTTTGCCGAGATACATCTTTGCACCTCTGCGTTCAATTTCACTAAAGGGTAAAATCGGAACTGTCAACCGTTGCTTATATTCTGGGTCTAGGAAGTAAATGTATCTTAGTTGAAAACCTTTAAGTGGCTTTGCTCCGTTCTTCTTCCACCAGCCAGAAGTTTTTCCAGTTTTCCTACCGGAGACATTCAGAGAAAGGTCAGTCACTCTGCGTCCGTCTGGCAGCTGTAAGATTGTGCGGTTCTCTTTAATGCCTGTTAAATAAAAACCGCTGGCACGATATATTGTTCCGTCACCGCACTGCGTTCCGTCCGCAAATGATATGACCCAACTTATGTGAGGGTAATTCTTTTTAATCATACGCAGAGCCACGCCCAAGGCTCGCGACTCGCTATTCTTTGGAAGCCAGTCCGCAAACGCCATACGATTAAGTTCTAGAAAAGAGTTCCAGCCTGTGCCTTCTACCAAGCCTTGTATTTTACTTTTATCCATTGACGAACCAAAGG